CAGAAACTATCCCTGTTATCAGGGCTCTGCCGACATGGATTCAAGGTGCCGGTTTTATTCGGGGATCGACGTGGATGGATGGCATCAAAATTTGGAGAGGGAGGGTTGGAGCGTTTTTCAACCTTTTACCCGGCTAACTGTTTTTGAAAAAGTTTCGTGCGATTAAATAGTGAAAAATCTCTCCATCCCTCCCCAAAGGCTACTTTCCAGGGGGGAACTATAAAATAGAATCATTATTATTGGAATGAAATTAAATAGTTATAAAAAAGGAAAAAAGAGGGAGGGTTTGAAAAGGGCAAGCCGATGAAAAACGTCCTGGAGCTGGCCGGCAAGCGGGTGCAACTTCGCAAGGCCGCTTCCACCCACGGCGGGGAGTGGCAGGGCCCATGCCCGGGCTGCGGCGGGAAGGACCGCTTTCACGTCTGGCCGAACCAGCGCGAGGGCGGAAGCTACTGGTGCCGGCCCGGGAAGGGCTGCGGGAAGTACGGCGACAACATCCAGTTTCTGATCGATTTCGAGGGAATGACCTTCCGGCAGGCCTGCAACGAGCTCCGGATCAATGTGCCCGAGCGGCCGGCCGGGTGGCGTCCGGACGTGCCGAGGCCGAAGCCGGCGTTCAACCCGGAGACATCCGCGGCCCCCGGCGAGATCTGGCAGGAGCGCGCCGAGACATTCATTGCCTGGGCCCAGGGGCATCTCGAGAAGAACGCCGAGGCCCTCGCCTGGCTGGCGGCCCGTGGCATCGACGCCGGCACCGCGGCCGACTACCGCCTCGGGTGGAACCCCGGCGAGGACGGCAGGGACATCTACCGGGCCCGCAGCGCTTGGGGCCTTGCAGAGGAGCGCCGCGACGACGGCAAGCCAAAGGCGCTCTGGATCCCCGTGGGGCTTGTAATCCCCTACATCCGCGACGGGGTCATCCATCGAATACGGATCCGCCGCCCCGAGGCCGATCGCCGGTATATCGTCCTGCCGGGATCCTCGAAGTCCGTCATGCTTCTGGGCAGGGATCGCCGCGCATTCGTCGTTGTCGAAAGCGAGCTGGATGCCATTGCCGTGATGGCCAACAACCGGCTCGCCGGCGCCGTGGGGCTGGGTTCGGTCTCTGCCAAGCCGGACGCCGAGGCCGTCGAGGTCCTCCGCGGGGCCCTGCAGATCCTCGTTTCGATCGATTACGACGATCCGGGTGCGAAGGCCACAGCTTGGTGGAAGGAACACTTCGGCCGCTGCGACCGCTGGCCCGTGCCCCAGGGGAAGGACCCCGGCGAGGCGTTCGCGATGGGGACGGACCTTGACCGGTGGATTCGGGCAGGGCTGCCGCCGGCGCTGACCATCGAGGAACCAGCCGCGAAGAAAGCCGCGGCGCCCGAGAGGAAAGGGACCGCCGGAGAGACAAGTCCGACATCCGGCGGGATCCTCTCGGCCCAGCTTCCGGCGGCGGTGATGGAGCTGCGCGAGCTGCTGCGCAAGAACCCGGGCGTGCGCATCATCAACACGCCGGAGCGATTCGCCGTCCTGCGGGACGGCAAGTACGTCGGCGGGCGGATCAACCACCTGGTCTTTCAGGACCCGCAGGTGCGGGACTACATCCTGGGGCACCCGGCCGGCGAGATCAGCTGGGAGAACCTGATCCCATGACGGACAATACGCAAGAGTCCCCGGAGAGATGTTTCGACAACGTCGACGAGGTGATCGAATATCTCGCCGCCTGCGGCTGGGTTGCAAGGAAGTCGACGGTTTACCGGCACCGCAAGGAGGGAAAGTTCTTTCCGAAGGAGAACGGGAAATATCGCCAGAAGGACATTGACCGATATGCGAGGAGTTTTCTCAGGGAAGCCGAGACGGGGCAGAAGATCAAGGTCCTCGAGGACCAGCTCCAGCGCAAGAAGCTCGAGCAGGAGTTGAAGAACCTGGAGCTCGAGCACGAACGGAAGAAGTTCCAGCACGACAAGGAGCTCGGGAAATATATCGAGCGCGAGAAGATGGAGATCGAGCTGGCCGCCCGGGCGGGGATTCTCGAGGCGGGGCTGAAGCACTGGGTGCAGTCCCGCGTGGCGGACTGGATCCGGGCCGTGGGCGGCGATGTGCGGAAGGCGGGCGAGCTGATCAACGCGATGATCCGGGACCTGGAAGAACACATCAACAATTACGCCCAAGCGAAGGAGTATGAGTTGGTGATCGACGGCGAGGAAGAAACCGAGAGGGACGACAACGTCGGGAATTGATATGGCAACCGTCATCCGCATCCCCCGCTCAAAACCCTGGATCCCGGACGCGCTTCGGCATGCCGCAGGCCGTCTGCGCTACAGGGTCTCTTTCAGCGAGTCGGAGCGCAAGGTCTTCCGCAAGCACAAGCGGATCCCGGTGTCGAGCTGGGCCGAGCGCTATCGCCACGTCACCATGTCCGTATTGCCGGGCCGATGGAAGAACGAGATCACGCCGTACCTCTCCGGCATCATGGACGCTTCATGGTTCCCGACCGTCCAGGAGGTCGTGATCTGCAAGGCCCCGCAAGTGGGCGGCACCGAGGCCGTCCTCAACTGCCTCGCCTACGCCATCGACCGAGATCCCGGCGCGGCCCTCGTCCTCTACCCGGACGAACTGACGGCCAAGGAGAACAGCCAGGACCGCATCCAGCCCATGATCAAGGGCAGCCCTCGGCTGCGCTCCTACATGACGGGCGTGGATGACGACGCCTCGTCGCTGCGCATCAACCTGCAGCACATGGTCATCTACATGGCCTGGGCCCGCAGCGCGCCGCGGCTGGCCAACAAACCGATCCGCTTCCTCATCTGCGACGAGGTCGACAAGTACGTCGACACGGCCGGCAGGCGGGAGACCGATCCCATCTCGCTGGCCGAGGCGCGGACGATCACGTACCGCTTCAGCCGCAAGATCTGGAAGCTCTCGACGCCCACGACGGAGACCGGAAACATCACGAAGGCCTTGGCCGCCGTCCAGACCGTCTTCGATTACTGGGTGTGCTGCCCGGCCTGCGGTGCCGGCCAGAAGATGGAATTCAAACAGGTCAAGTGGCCGCGGGCTGCCGAGCCGGGTCCGGACGGCCGGATCCACTCCGAGGACCCGGCCGTCATCGAGGCGGGCAAGCTCGCCTGGTACGAGTGCCCGCACTGCCTTGCGCATTGGAACGACTACGACCGCGACGCGGCCGTTCGCGCCGGCGGCTGGCGGGCCCGTTCCGACGGCCGGTCGATGAAGGACGTGTTGCGGGAACAGCGCCCCGTGAAGATCGGCTTCCATATCCCGTCGTGGCTCTCCACCTTCGTGAGCCTCTCCACCGTTGCGGCGGCATTTCTCCGGAGCCTTTCCGACATCAACGCCTTCAAGGATTTCCACAACAAGCACCTGGCGGAGCCCTGGAAGCTGACGGTCATCGCGGGAAACGAGGCGCAGATCCTGGCCGCCCGCTGCCCGCTGCCGGCGCAGACCGTGCCCGAGGAAGCCGTCGCGCTGACGGCGGGCGTGGACGTGCAGAAGAGCGGGTTCTGGTTCGTCGTGAAGGCCTGGGCGGCCAGCGGAACCAGCTGGACCATCCATTACGGGTTCCTCTCGACCTGGGAAGAGGTGGAGCATCTGCTATTCGAGACCGCCTATCCGGTGGCCGGCACCGAGCGCACCATGCGGATCTTCCGGGCCTGCGTCGATACGGGCGGCGGGGAAAAGTATGAAGACATGACGATGACGGACGAAACCTACCTGTGGCTGATCAGGAACCGCGGCCGCGGCGGTGTCGCCCTCTGGGGAACGAAGGGCTCGAGTTCGTCTTTGCCCGGGATGCTCAGGATCGGCAACGAGGTCCTGTCGACATCGCGGGGCAGGAAACTGCCCGCCGGCCTGCGGATCCTCTCCGTGGACACGGAGAAGGCGAAGGACCAGCTCCACTATCGCCTGCAGCTCGCGGCCAAGCCGGAGACGCGGTCGCTGCCCGGCGCGGCATTTCTGCATGCCGACACCGGGCCGGATTATGTGGCGCAGATCCTGGCCGAGGAGAAGCGGCGCAACGAAAAAGGCCACGAGGAGTGGGTGAACGTCCATGGGCGTCCGAATCATCTGCTCGACGCCGAGATCCTGGCGGCCGCGTGCGTGGAGATGGAGTTCCCCGGCGGAGGCCTGCGGCTCGTCACGGCCACCTCGAGAAAGCCGCAGCAACACGAACCGGTGCGTCCGTCTGCGGCCTCCGGGTGGATGACGCGGCCGGCGGGCGGCTGGCTGAGGAGATGAACGGAAGAATAGAGATGAACGGCCCCCCGAAGAGCCGGATGATCCTCATCACGGCGCAGGCCATCGCGGACTACATCGGCATCTCGAAGCCGTCGCTCTACGATCTCGTACGGGAAGGCCTGCCCGTTGCCATCATCGGCCGGCGCATGGTCGCCCACGCCCAGAACATCGAGGAGTTCATGCAGAGACGGACACGCGGGAGGCTGACCGAGGTGCCCCCGGATGCGGAATAAAAAAACCTGTCAAGAAAATTTTGAGTAAAAGTTGATAGTGTTTTCGGTAAAAGTAAACCGTGTTTTCGGTAAAAATAGAAAAACCCGCCCCTCCAGAAAAAAATCCCGTGCTAAGGTTTGCCCGTCTCAGTCATCTACCTCTCTCCGGGGCGGGCACGGCCGAAAATGCCGTGCCCCGCTCCCAAACGAGGGCGCATGCCGCAGGAGCCGTCCGTCATATACAGGGGAGTGACGCTGGGCTGGAAACGAGCCGCGGCGGAAACGACGTACATCGACGCCGGCGGCAACACGGTCGAGTGCCCCGCCTCCGAATGGACCCTCAAGTACAAGTTTGCCGGTCCCGCCGGGGCCTTTGAAATCACGGCCGTCGCAGACGGCGCCGATTATTCGGCATCGGCGACGGCCGCCGCGACGGCGCTCTATCCCGTCGGCGAGTATGCCTGGGTCGCCGTCGTCGAGAAGGGATCCGGCGAATCGCTTCAGCGGCGCATCGTCGATACCGGGACCAGCGAGGTCAAGGAAGGACCGGCCGAATACATCGCGGGGCTGGACAAACGCAGTCACGCCAAGAAGGTTCTCGACGCGATCGAGGCCGTGATCCTGGGGCGCGCCACGAACGACCAGCTCGCGTACACGATCAATGGGCGCTCCCTGCAGAAGACGCCGCTGCCGGACCTGCTCAGGCTCCGCTCCCAATACCAGGCCGAATATCAGCGTGAACTCCGCGCCGAGCGGATCCGCAAGGGGCTCGACGGCGGCGGCAATGTCTATGTGAGGTTCTGATGCTGGAAAAGATCCTGCGGAGGCTGGGCTATCAGAGGATCGCGAAGCGCAGCATGACGGGGTTCGCCGCCGCCCGCACCGACCGCCTCGTGTCGTCCTGGAACCCGGC